TTGGAGATTATGGAGAGCCCGTCCTTCCGTAAGCAATACCCGAACCCGACCGAACAGGACCTGATTAAGGCAACCCGCGAATACATCCTTGATGTGGCGGACAAGGCCCAGTCGGCAGCGACGGCGCAGGCGGCTCGTGGCACACAGCGCGTGCAGGCCGGGACGCGCCGGGCGGCTGAGGATGCCCGGGCATTGGCCGACCGTCTGACGGAAGCATCCGACGTGACAACGGGCGGTCAGTATCGCGGGGCGTTGCAGGAATATGCCAAGCGATCTGAGGCCATGCGCTTGGGCCAGCAGGCTGGTGATGTCACCCGGGCAGCCGTGGCTGGCAAGTGGACGCCGTCCAAGCGTCTGACCACAGAGAGCCCAGAGGCGTTTGTGCAGCGCGTCCCCTCGCTGGCGCGTGAAGAGGCGCAGGCGGCACTCCCGATGGCCCGTGCGGCCTTGGCGGAGAGCGTTGGCCTGTCCTTCAGCCCGCTCTCTGGCTTCGGCATCCCGCGCTCTGCTCAGCGCATCTACCGCGCCCGTGAGGTTTTCCAGCCGCTGGAGCAGGTCGCATCCGGTGGACAGGCGATGACGCCGAAGTCACTGAAGGATTACCTGCTCGCCGCGGGGATTGGTTACTGATGCCCGACTCCCTCATCCCCAAGGATCGCCTCAAGGTCCCGGCGGATAAGACCGTGGTGCGTGGGCACCTGCCCTACAGGCCCCCGCCGCCCGAGGTCGTCCGGGCCCAGTTGCTGGACGAGGCGTTGCAGATGGTGGCCCCGCGGGAAGGGTTCCGGGAGCGGGCGTACCGGGACCCGGCGGGCGTGTGGACGGTCGGCTATGGCGAGACGGGGCCGTCGGTGGGCCCTGGTACGACCCGGAGCCGGGAGGCAGCGCTCAACTTCCTTCGTGGGCGCTTGGCCGAGGACGCGGCGATGCTGGAGCGTCAGCGGGTGCCACTGAGTCCCGGCCTCCTCTCGGCCACCTATAACCTCGGTCCGACCAAGCTCCGGCGCTATGGCGTCATCGAGGCGCTCCGGGCTGGGGAGTACGACCGAGGCGCGGACATTCTGGAGACGGCGACGAAGGCGCGGGTGCGGGGGCGGTTGCGGGACCTGCCGGGGCTCGTGGAGCGGCGGCAGGCAGAGGCGATGAGTATTCGGAAGTCTGACCCTAACGATCCGTTCGGCATTTTCCGGACCGGGCAGGAGTAACGATGGCACAGGATAAGAACAGCATCATGCTCGTGGTCGCCGGCTTCTTCGGGAGCCTCATCGCCGTGGGCAAAGCCAGCCACGGCAATATGCGCGACAACCTGCTGGCCATCTCGGCGGGCACGTCCAGCGCCTACTTCCTGACGCCCGTGGTCTTTTCGCTCACGGGCATCGAGGCCAGCCAGCAGACGATGAGCGCGATGGCGTTCCTGCTTGGCGTGCTGGGCCAGCGTGGGGTCGAGATTGTCATTGGCAAAATCTTTCCGGAGGCGAAAAATGCTCCAGTCGATTAATGTGATTGCGAACAGCCTGATTACCATCGGCGGCCTCGCGTTCTATGTGATGCTGTTCACGAAGATTGGGGATGGCGTCAAGCAGATTGACCAGTTCGGCAAAGCTAGTTACTACACTATCAAAGCATCCCTCGCGCTCGTCGTGGCCGGGGCGTTGCTCAATGTGTTGCTCCTGACCACGCCGCCGTTCACGGAGGTTGTGATGAACGTCGGGCTGGGGGGCATCTTTATGTGGGCCGCACTTTGGCACGGCAAGAAGTTCGGCGTCCTCACGGGCGTGAAGGCCATTGACCGCAAGACGGCAACCTACCGCGTCCCGACGCGGGTGGAGGACGCCAAGTGAATCCTGACCTGCTTGCAGAACTCCGTCGTCTGTTCATGCCGTCCGCTCCAACGGATGTCACCGCGACGCCAGCACCACCGCGTCAGATGACCATTGGCCCGCGCACTGGCGCTCGGATGCCACTGCCAGAGCCGGGGATGCTGGCCGCTATTCAGCGGTCCGCGCAGCCATCGCCGGACACCCCCGGCGGGATGCTGAACGAGATGTTCAATCCCGTCCGAGCTGGGGCGCAGGCACGGGAGCTAGGCGGCAAGGCGGCTGCGGCGATGCGGCGTGGCGAAGCCGGTAAGGCGGCTGGCCTTGGGGCGCTGATGGCAATGGCAGCGCCTGGGGTTCCGGGCGATGAGATGGCCAAGGCCCGGAGAGCTATGCGCGAGCTTAGCGTTGCGCCAGAGCCTCGTCCGTACTTCAACGTGCCAGACGAACTGATGGGGTACGGCCGCGCTCCGAAGGGGTTCTCGGAAAGCAAGTACCCGTACACCGCGAACGTGCTGGTCAGGTGGCCCGATGGGTCGGCGATGGTTGACCAGATGCGCGGAATGAACCCGGAGCATGCGCTAGAGCGGGCGCGGCGCAATTGGGATGGCGCGGACGTCAAGCTCTTTCAGGGGCCGCTGGAGAACGACCCATCTCGCTGGATGTCACTTGACCCGGAGCGGCCATGAGCTGCACCCACCCATCCCCGAATCACAACACGCGTGGCGCACAGGCCGTCAAGGTCATCGTCCTCCACGCGGACGCCAGCCCGAACGAGAAGGGATGCCTGTCGTGGCTCCAGTCGAGCGAGTCGAAGGTCAGCTATCACGCGCTCGTCGGGCGTGACGGCAAGGTATACACCGTGGTCCCGTATGACCGCCGGGCGTGGCACGCGGGCAAGAGTGAGTGGAACGGACATAAGGACGTGAACGGCGTCTCGGTCGGCCTCTGTTTCAGCAACAAGAACGACGGCAAGGAGCCGCTGACCGACGCGCAGAAGGCGGCGATGAAGACGCTCATTGCGGACGTGCGCCGGAAGTACGGGCACATCCCCGTGACCACGCACGCCGCGGTCAGCCCCGGCCGCAAGAATGATCCTGACCACGTCCCCGGCTTCGTCCTCAAGGACTATGAGTAAGGTCGATAAACTCTACGTCCTGTGCTTCACTGTCCTTTCTGCGCTCGGCATCGGCTATCTCCTTACCCATCCCGCCCCTCGCCCGGATACCTTGGCTATGGCACGACAGGTGGATTCGCTCCGACAGGCCGCCGACAGCGCTCGGACGATGGCGATTCAGGCGCAGTACGCGGCGAAGACGGCGGGCCAGCAGGAGCGGCAGGCACGGGCCACGCTGACCCAGCGGACGGCGACGCTCCGGGATAGCTTGGAGGCCCTGCGTCCGCTGACTGGGGATACCGCCGTCAGTGCCGACACGCTCCGGATGGCGCTGTCGGTGGCGCTGAGTGTCCACGACAGCCTGCAGGCCGAGGTCACCCGCTACCTGGCCGAAGTGGACACCCTGCGGGACCGCTACGCCGAAGAGCGGAAGGCGATGTCCGTGGCGCTCGACCGCGCCGATACTACGATGGCGCATCAGGACGCCCTGATCCGTGCGCTGAAGAAACAGACCGAGTGCCGGATCGCCGGCCTCCCCTGCCCGTCCCGCCCCGTGCTCTTCGTGGCTGGCCTCGTGACGGGCCTGCTCTTGACAAGATAGTCTCCTCGACATAGCGTCGAGAAACCCCCGCCGGAGCTTTCATGCCCCGTCACACCCGTGTCGTGCCCGTCGGCTGGAGCGCGGCCGAGACTGAAGCCCTCTTGGAGCGCGTCCGCGCCGAGGGGAATCAAGGCTTTTATACCTACGCCAAGACGGCGAACAAGAGCTACGACGCCTGCCGGATGTACCTCCAGCGGAACCACCGGGAGGCGTGGCTAGAGGCGATGGAGTCGTGGCGGATCGCCCAGTTCCGGAACCCCGTGACCGCGCCCAAGGAGAAGGGGCCGAACCGCACGGACGAGATTGCGGACTGGTGGGACACGTTCAAGCCGGTCAGCCTCCCCGTCCCGAAGCGCCCCAAGGCCAACGTCACCGCGACCACGGGCGTGACCGTCGTGGCCTCCGACCTCCACTTCCCGCTGCAGGATGACGCGGCGGTGAGTGTCCTACTCCGCACCATCGAGGAGCTGAAGCCGGAGCGGGTGGTCCTGAATGGCGACCTCCCCGACCTGCTGGCCATCAGCAAGTATCCCAAGGACGTGCGGCAGACGTGGAGCCTACAGGACGAGGCGGTGGCGTTTCACGGCTTCCTCCGGGCGCTAGAGGAGATTCTGCCCCCCGAGTCCACGCTCATCGAGATCGACGCCAACCACAGCGGGGACGGGACCGAGAGCCGCTGGTGGCGCTACCTCTCCGACCGCATCCCCGAACTGCTCAAGACCCCGCGGGCGCTGCAGGTGATGAGCTACCCGGCGTGGTGGCACCCGGAGTGGAGCCGCATCCAGATGAAGCCGGAGCTGGTTATTGGGGAGGACCTGCTGATTACGCACGGCACGTTCGTCCGGCGGGGTGGCGGGATGTCGGCCAAGGCCCACAGCGAGAGCTACCTGAATAGCGTGATGCACGGGCACACGCACCGGCAGGGGGCCTCGATGCGGCGGGTGCCGGCCATCGGGAGCCGGGGCGAGCAGGTCATCAAGGCGTATGAGATTGGGTGCCTCTGCCGGCTGGACCCCGGCTACGTCAGCGTGCCGGACTGGACGCAGGGGTTCGCCATTGTGGTCGAGGGCGAGG